TAACCAGGCATTATTTCCTTCTGCTAACATGCCTATTCTTTTTTGTATTAAAAAATGTTCTGATAATAATTTTGCTTCTGGGTAATCTAACTCAGATAAAATACTTTCATCTACTTTAGGTTTACCATCAGGTGTAAAATCTTTAGGCTTCCATCCTTTATTCATTAACCTATTACTAATATGGTCTCTGCTATTAGGATTGAAAGTTACTTCTTTATATCTTTTTATAGGTACGCCTTTTGTATATCCTTTGGCTTTATTATCTCTCTTAGGAATAAATGTACCTACATACTGTTTCCAATTTGGGAAGGTTGAAACCAGAGATTTCTCCAGCTCCAACCTTCTGTTTGCAAGTGAGGCATACAGCTTCTTTGCAGAAGCCACATCAAAATGAAATCCATGTGCTTCTTGTAGATGAATACATCTAGCAAAGTCATGCTCAAGCCTAATTGCTTCAGGAGAATATTTTTGTCTTTGAATTAATTTATAAAGTTCGTGAGTGACTTCTACATCTTTCTCACAATACTCTTGCATTTCAGGAGACCATTTAGAGAAGTCACCTGTTTTAATAAAGTCACCTTTTCTTAATCCAAGTCTATACCCCCAGCTTTCCAACGAATGTCTTCCAGCTAAATTTAAAGGTAATTCTTTTTTCTGGTAATCTAATTCTTTTCTATTAGTCCATATCAGTCTACTAACTAATAGCGTATCCAATGTATCAGCCTTAATATTATATTGTTTAGGATATAATTTTTTAAGAACTGGTAAGTCAAATTTTAAAATATTATGGCCAACTAATAAGCTAGCACCATTTAACAACATAAGACCTCTACCAATTTTATCTCCATGATATGAGTAAACTTGATTAGTCTCTATGTCTTTGACTACTATGGAATGTACTAATGTAGCATCTGATAAGAAACCATTAGTTTCTATATCAAATATAAGTTTCATATTTAGTGCATTACAATTATTTTTATGTTTAAGATTGATGGTATTATTGGAGCTACATTTAAAAATGCCTGCTCAAGAATACTTTTTGTTTTGATTGAGTGAACAAACAAAATAGGATTTACATTTGGATATTTAATTACCAAGTGTAATAATTTTAAAATCTTTTTTAATGATGAATAAATAAAAATCTTATCATCATCCTGTAAGTGTTCGAAGTCAGGACATTCCTCTATATACTCACGAAGTACATCATCTAATTGTTTTTCTTTAGACATCTGAAAAATCGCCTTCAGACAATCTTCCAGTTTCCCTATTGTAATGTAGCGAGCAAGCGACACCTGTATCTCCTGTGTATCTATTTTTTAAAACTCTTATTGTTAAAATATCTTTAGTCTCTTCGTTTTGTTGTGACCTCTCTAAACCACAACAAATATCAGTGAGCTGTGCCAATCCATGGCTACCTCTCAAATGACTTAATGAAGTTATAGCTCCTTCTTCATGACCTGTTTTATCTGGTAATCGTCTTAAGTGACAAACAAGTATTAAACCAAAATTAAGTTCTTCAACTAAACTACGAAGTTTCGTCATCGTATAATCTATTAACTTCCTCTCATCGCCTTCTATTCCAGAGACAACCATATTGATATGGTCTAATACTACATAATCACAATCACATCCTCTGACTAAAAATCTAATCTTTGACATTAGGTTTTCACTATCAGTAGAACCAAAGTGTTTATGAAAAAATGTTTTACCTTGGATTTTATTCCAAGATTTCTTTAATGTTTCTTCATCAATATTTTTTCTAATATCTTCTTCGTGTATCTTTTGGTTTAAATCTATAGACATCAAACCTCTTACACTTCTAGCTACACTTTCTTCTAATGCTATGTAGCCAACATTTTTATTTTTATTAATTAAATCAAATGCTATTTCTCTACAGACCTGGCTCTTTCCTGTACCTGAACCTGCTGTAAATAAAACTATTTCACCTTTTCTTATACCTTTAGTTTTTTTATTAAGACCTTCCCAAAGATATGGCGTGCATTCTTTGCTATCATCTTGAATAACTAAATCCCAAGTATCAGCTCCAGCAATTATTCCTTCAGGTGTATATGGTTTTGCATTCCATATATGATGAATAATATCCTTACCTCTTCCAGACACTAACATATCGTTAGCATCCTTCAGAGGTAATTTAGAGACGAGAGCTTTTTTAGGTGTAAACAGTTGAGCACATTCGATAGA